ACGATCACCGGCACTGGCGGCACCACGATCACCGGCACTGGCGGCACCACGATCACCGGCACTGGCGGCACCACGAGCGCCGGCGTTGTACTTATTGGTGCAATGAGACTTTGTGTACTCAATCTGTGCCTTTACCAGCCCTGCAATATCAAGTTTGCCTTTCACTTTGATGTCTGTACCGCAGATTTTGCTATCTTCTTTGTGCTCGTCCAAAACGCCTGCAAGCTCAACTTCATGGTACACAAAATCCGCAGGAACGTAATATCTGAAAACATCCAGCGGACGTTCGCAGGCATGCACACCCTCTTTGCAGAGCCTTGCCACATCAGAGACATGATCTTCAACGCCATCCGTATACTGTCTACCTCTGCATTTGAGATCTTTATCAAAGCCCTTGTACGCCTTAATCCAAGTTTTGTTATCGCTCATTATTTGTTTCCTCCTCATCCAGTCGTTTTGCCATGCCGCTCATTGCAGCGCGGTAGGCGGCGCAAATCTGGTCGTATTTCCATCGTTCGCTGTTGTTCGTGTCCAGGATTGCGATTTGGACAGTTTCAAAAAACACCTGGTATTTTTGCGGGTCATTGTATTCAAATGCCATCTCAATCTCAAAAGGGTTCACGCAAGCACCTCCCGCAGCGTAATAGCGGCCCATCCGCCCAGCAGGCAGGCAATAAGCCCGGCCAAAGATGCGACCCCGCCGCCCTCTGCAAGGCCAGCAGCGGCGCAAATGGTGCCGATTGCACAACCCAGTAGGGTAAAGTTTGCAAAGCACTTGCAAACCGGAACAATATGGGCTAAAATGGACTTGTGAAACCGGAAAATTTCACGTTTTTTGCCGTTCAGTGTATTGCAGTACACTGGGCGGCTCTTTTTGTTTGCAGTCATGTTAGTGTCCTTTCTTGTTGTTTCCGCCTATCCAACGCTTGTATGTCTGAAATCAGCAGATAAGGCTTGCAATTTGTTCAACGGTTAAATCATGGAAGCTACCGTAATGCTGCCATACCCAGCCACGAGATTTGCCAAGAATCTTGGCAACCTTTGTGGAGCCAAACAGCAGCTCGCCGGGGTAAAGTTCAGCAGCGCGGGCGCGAATGTCTACAAGGGTTTCTTGGTAATGGGGCTTTTCACGGGGCATATGCTCCCCTCCTTTCACAAATCTTTCAAACACAGCAGCCGGAAGGCTTCGCGGCCTTTAGGGGTTACTAGGGTTTGGATGCCGCTCCAGTTGGTCTTTTCGTTGTAACATTCCTTGACTTCAAACCAGCCATCACTGCGGTTTGCATACGGCATGAGCTTGCCGCGCTGGTTGCGGAAAATGTACTTCTTGTCAATCAGGAAGCGGATAAAAGCCTTTTCGCTGATTCCAAGCTCTTTTGCGGTCTCACGGAAATTGGTAAGTGTATTCCGTGAGATCATTTCGTCAAAATATTCCGCTTTCAGGGACATAATGGTGTTCTGAACCGTCAGTTCCGAAATTCTGGCATCCCGTTCAGCCAACGTTTTGTTGGCAACCAGCAGGGCTTTCGCCATCAATTCTTCCGGGGTCATCTGTTCCTGCCCGGCAATGTAGCCGCCGTTCTTGCGGATGCTGGGCAAAACCTCGCTTGTGACCCATTTGCGGAACGGTTTAGCCGCCGGTTTGTCACTGCGCAGGATGACGCTGTACAGGCCGGATTCATTGATGCAGGTCATTTCTTGTGCGCCGCCAAGGGTGTCCACTCTAACCGGCGCCCTTTCGTCTGCGTCCAATCTGTCTGCCACGTCACGATATTTTGCGATTCCTAGTGCTTTACACACATCTTTCAACACAAACCACGGCTCGCCGTTCATCTCTACCGTGCGCACATCGTTGTTTTCGTACTTGAAAATTTGTATGTTGTTCATTGTTCACCTCCACACTCATCAGAAAAATGCAGCTCCATCAAGTCGGCGATTGCGAGATATTCTTTGGCGTATTTGCTATCGCCGTGGGTTTTCTTGACGATCTCACGGAACTGCGCCAAATCACCATAAAAGCAACCACACTGTACGCGAAGAATTTTATCCTTGCAGCGGAAAAATGTGGTCGTGCGGAAACATCTGCCAAACCCTTTGACGACGGCATAGTCAGCGTCGTCGTAGACCCGCGCGTCGCCGGAGACCTGCGCGTTGCCATAAACCTGCGCGTCGCCGGAGACCTGCGCGTCGTCGTAGACCCGCGCGTCGCCGGAGACCTGCGCGTTGCCGTAGACCTGCGCGTTGCCGTAGACCCACGCGTCGCCGTAGACCTGCGCGTTGCCGTAGACCCGCGCGTTGCCGAAGACCCACGCGTCGCCGTAGACCCGCGCGTCGCCGGAGACCTGCGCGTTGCCGTAGACCCGCGCGTTGCCGAAGACCCACGCGTCGCCGGAGACCCGCGCGTTGCCGGAGACCTGCGCGTTGCCGTAGACCCGCGCGTTGCCGAAGACCCACGCGTTGCCGGAGACCCGCGCGTCGCCGGAGACCCGCGCGTTGCCGGAGACCTGCGCGTTGCCGAAGACCTGCGCGTTGCCGTAGACCCGCGCGTCGCCGTAGACCCGCGCGTTGCCGAAGACCCACGCGTTGCCGGAGACCCACGCGTTGCCGAAGACCCACGCGTCGCCGTCGTGGGAAAGATTATCTTCCTTCTCAATAAATCCGCCGAGTTCTCCCTTCTCGACGTTGCCAAAAGCGACGAGAGCCTTAATGCGGAACAGCTTCTTCCCGAAAACGTTCGTTACAAATTCGGCGGTAAGTTCAAATTTTTTCATGGTTGGATTCCTCCTTAAAATACAGCCCGCACAGCAGATTCAGCGCCAACAGGGCGGAGAGAGCGGCGGGGGTGTTTTGCTGTCCTGCATCAAGGTTTCACCTCCGTGCTACATTCAGTGAACAAGTAATCTAGCGTGCAGCCTTTGAGCGCCCCTTGAATGGCTTTCATCTCGCGCAGGGTAAATTGGGAGTGCCCGGTCAGTTTGTTCTGCATGGTAGCGCGGGAAATTCCAATATGCTGCGCAAGGTCTTGCTGCGTACAGCGCTGCTTTTGTGGTGTGGGTTGCGTTTTTATCGTTCATTGTTTCACCTCCAGCCACAAATTCATTGCTCGCTGCGGTTCTGCATGATATAATCGCCATTAGAAAGGGGGTGCAATAGTTTGAACTACTTTGTCTTAGCGCTCATTGTGGTCATAGGGTATAGAATCTTATTTTGCCTATCTGGGTATATTAGAGCCGATTACTATGAGCGCAAATACAAAAAGTACATAACTGGAAAAGAAACAGATTTTGCAAGCTGTACTGCTCCGATTAAAAAGCTGCTTAAACAGGCAAAAATTCCAGATTCGACTGTTACGGTTGTTGAACCTATTGGCTATGGTAACTATCAATCCGTTCAAGTCAGCGTTCTTGAAAATTTGTCCGTAAAACGCAGTGATGTTATGGCGGACGCATTAAACATGCTCGCTAAAGTCAAGGGAACCTTTCTAATGAACTTGAGGGAATGTTTTTCCCCTCTGTATTGGGTGCAGTTGGTTTTGTTTCTTCCTGTAAAACTTTGTGATTATTTAGGTGTGTCAGAAAATCATTTAATACCAAAGCTCTTACAAGTTGTTTACTGGGTATTAGTTCCTCTGTTGCTGGTCTTGCGTAACCAGCTGTACCATCTCATCATCCAACTTATTCAACAGGCGGAGTAAAAACTTGCTCAACAGAATAAGTCCTCTGGCATCTACCTTTTCGGCAGATGCCATATTTTTTTGAGCAGTTGCAAGATTGGTCAGGATTGCGCCTTGCATGATGCGCTTGCGGGAGCATTTCAAGGTTTCACCTCCTTCTTTTCGCAAATCAGCTCGTTTACGGCTGTTTCCATCTTCTTCTGAATGTCAGGCGGTTTGCGCTTGCTGTTCAGAATCAAACATATATACGGCTTGCCGTAGCCGAGCTTTTTTGCTACATCTTCATAAGAAATGTCGTTGTTGTGCATTTTCCCAATCAAACGACCAGTCCACGCTTCGGGCATTTTTTCACCTCCAATATAAAATGCAGTTGCAAAAGTTTACAAAGTATGCTATATTGTAGTTGTCAGATACATAAAAGCATTAGGCACGGGCAATTAGGTTGCCGGGGCTTTGTGTTTTGTCAACTTTTTCAACCGTGACTATATTATAGCAGTAACTTTAGTAACTGTAAAGGCTTTTGTGTAAACTTTAGTAACTTTAGCAACTTGCACAAAGGTGGTGTTTTGTTCACTGTGACTTTTTACCAAAAATATGTAGCTCTTTGCGCTGCAAACAAAACCAAGCCGTCCCCCGCAGCTCAAAAAATGGGGATTTCAAAAACTACTGTAAACCGCTGGAAAAATGGTGGTGGTGTCACTGACGCAAACTTGCAAACTATCGCAAATTACTTTGGTGTGTCAGTAGATGAACTCCGGGGAGATGATCCCGAAACGCCAAGCAAAAAAGAAAAGCCCACCGCACAAGGCGATGGGCTTACTGAAAAAGATGTGATTTGTGTGCGATACGTGGAAAAAGCTAAGAAAATAGCAAAGAAAAAAGGAATTGCCTTCACGCATATTAGTACAGAGCTTGGGAAAAGTCGTGGCTATTTGTCTGAAATGCTAGCAAGCGGGCGCGATTTGCCAGATCATATGCTAGCCGATGTTGCCAGTTTGCTAGGAGTCACCGTTGACGACTTGCGCGGGGATACCGAAAACGAAAAAAAGCCCACCGCACAAAGCGATGGGCTAATATCGAGTTTGCCGCAAGATGTACAAGAAATTATTTCTCTTTGCCAAAAGAATCCTCGGCTTGCAAGCGCTCTATTAAATCTTGCGCACCAGTTACAAAATCGGTCATCTGATCCGGCGTAAAGGTATGCAGGATTGCAATTAGCTTGCTGATGTTTTCCGCCTGTTCTGCCGCAGTGTATTTCTTTGTTTGCATATGTTCCTCCTATCACTGTCACTCAGGCCAAAATCATCTTGATGATCATCAGCTGCATTACGATACTCAGCCCGATGGGCAGAAGTACCAGCAACAACATGCCAATGGTGTATCCGTTGGATGCTTTGATGTCGTTCATCTCGCGGCGCAGAAAATCTTCGTTAATCATGTTCTTCATCCTTTCAAAGTAGCGGCAATGATAAAAAGCAGTATTGTAAGCCCAAACCATACCCATGCGGCAATGTAAAGGTAATCCGCAATGGTGAAAATGGTGCTCTGGATATTGCCCAAGCGCCGAATCTTCTCGTATGCGGCCAGAATGTTTTCATCCGGCTGGTTCTGATTTTTTTCGTCTGGCATGTTTTTTCTCCTTGTGGGGTGTATAATGAATTTAGATATTGAGGTTTTTGACAGTTTTATTGATAACAAAACCTATAGAAAGTTAAAGTGGATGTGCAAAAAGCAGGACTTTTACATATCCGATTATTTCAAAAGATACGGTTCAAATTCAGAGGAACAATACTTTTTGAAGTTCCTCGCAAAGCAGAATTACGCTAATATCTGTACGAAAGATAAAAAATATGCTACTGACAAAGATCTTGCTCAGTTTACAAAAGCGGATTTGGAGCAGCGTATTCTTCACGTGACAGGTTCGTTAAGGCGATACGTTGAAAAGCGAAAATATAACAAAAGAATTGATGTTATCCCTATTATTATTTCGCTGTTTTCTTTGGCAATAAGTGTTTATTCTTTGCATGTAAGTCTCGATAAAGGCCCAAAGAACGTTAGCATTGTTTCGTGGCCTGCTACAGCGGAAACCGCACAGCAGGTTGAAGAAACGGATTATATACGGTAAGGGATATCCGGATCTTTCCCAATCTCTTTGCAGAACGCAATGTAATTATCAACGCAGTCAATGATCGCTTGCCCGATGCCGTCAACGGTTTCTGCGTGATAGTCAACCAAATCTTTGATACCATCAATCTTGCCGTAATAGATTTTATCGTATGGGTCGTATTCCGGCGTTGTAGTATAGCCTTTATAAAAGATTTTTACGGGGAATAACAATCCGGCATCGGGAACAGGTTCTCCATTTAATGTACATCCCCTATCGCCATATGTATAATCAATCCCCAGCTTGTCACAGAGTTGTATTGCCAGTTTGGTTGCTGATATTTGCTTTTCTATGTCAGTCATTGTTCCTCCCCGCATCAGTTGTAAGTTGTCATTTTGACAACTTTGTGTTGTACTTACATCTTATTACAGATTGCCGTAACGGTCAATTAGCAAAACGCACAAATTTCAGGTTTCGCGCTTTACTGTCCGGTTTTTCGGCCTTTTGCGTCCATGCTTTGGTGGGGTGGTTAAATCAGGCAGTTTCATGGCTGTTTTCCCTCCGTGCTCGGTCTTGCAGCACAGCGCGATACAAGGCTTCAATGGTTGCCGCATTACGGTTTTGGTAATTCTTTAGACGTTCCACATTATTCATTGTTGATTCCTCCTGTGTTTTTTAATTACAGTTAGAATCTTAACACGTTTTTTATGCCATGGCTTCCATTTATTTCCATGGCATTTTTTGAAGAAATATTTCTTTATATTTTCTTAATTGCTACGGTATAAAAATTTTACCGCATTTGAAGTGCAAAACATGTAAAAAATTGAGGGTGATGAAATGGAAAGTAAAGCTGATTTCCGAGAACGTGAAGGACTTATTCTTTCGCAGTGCCGGTTGGAATCCGGGCTTTCGCAAGAATATGTAGCCCGGCAGATGGATGTGAACATCCGCACGGTGCGCAACTGGGAAGAAGGGCTTTCCCCTATCCGAAACGATGATCTGTTGATGTGGTTCGCCGTCTGCAAACAATCCCCCTGGCGCTGGCTGCAGCGCATCTGGATGCCGTCTGCATTTAGCGATACCGATACTCCAAACTGGACGGACGAGCAGGTAGACAAGGCGCTTTCTGATTATATTGCCCAGATGCCGGGCCTGTACAAGCGCCGCCTGCTATATATCCTTTGCGGGGCGCACGGAAGCGATTGGGCGGGCCAGATAGACTTGTTATGCGCTAACGCTCATACGTCCATGCAAAGCCGTGTACGCGTCTGTCAGGCCGTAATACAGAACTACCGGATAGATACCGCAACTGGGAATGACCCCTGCCCAAAAAGCACCAAGCCGGACTTTGACCGCCTGCAAATATGCCTGCAAGCCGGAGAAGCTGCCGTTCTGGCAGGCAACGGCGAATATAACGCAAGGGAAAAATAAAAAATCCCCTGCCGGTGGTGCCACACCAGCAAGGGATAAAGGGCCGTCAACATAAAAAGTTGACGGTTTTATTATAAAACATTTTTTGGAGGGCTGCAAGATGAAAAAGGATTTGACAGTTGGGCTTGTGCTCAGAAAAGACGGAAGATACCAGCGGAAAGAGATGATAGGTGGCGTTTGGAAAACATTTTCAGCTAAGACACCAGCAGAGGTCTGGCAAAAGGTTGAGGATGCCAAAGAAGATCAGGAAGAAAAGGAACGAATTGAAGAAGAGCGTTCAAATGCTGGGCCGCTGTTCAGCGAAATTGCAAAAGAATATATCCGCGTTGTGCAGGGCATGAAAAGCGGAACGCAAAAAAGCTACCTGCCTGCCGTTAAGCGGGCTACTGACGAGTTTGGCGAATACCACATGCGGGAAATTGAGCCTTACATGATCGCGGAATTTCTGCGCGGGCCTGAAATGGCCGGGCGGGCTGCCACAACGGTATCAAACCAAAAGACTGTGATAAACAACATCTTCCAGTATTGGATTGACAGCCCAAAGTGGCGCGGAGATGTAAACCCGGCAACGCAAACTAAAATGCCGCGCGGCCTGCATAAGGGCAAACGACAGCCCCCTACAAACGAGCAAGTGGCAGTGGTAAAGGAACATTACCTTGACCCCGATGCGCTCCCTGCGGTGGCTTATCTTTGCACTGGCGAGCGCAAGGGCGAAATGTGCGCCATACAGCTGCGTGATATTGACTTTGATAAAAACATCATCCACATCACAAAAACGATAGAGCACAAGGGCAATGCCGCTGTGATAAGGGATTATGGCAAAACCCCGGCAGCAATCCGGCAAGTGCCGCTGCTTTCCATGCTAAAAGAAACCCTACAGCCCATCCGCAAAATGCCAAAAGACACATACATTATTGGCCTTGATACAAAGCCTGTAAGCAAAAGCCGCTATGATCGTATGTGGCAAAAGTTCTGGCGAAAATACGGCGTGGCAAAGCCGGTGCCCAGAACCAAAAGCGTTGTAAAGCACGGCAAGAATGTAACCGTTGCATATACTGATTGGAAAGTTCCTGTGTGTGGGCACCAATTTCGGCATGAATATGTTTGCATGCTTGCAATGGCCGGTGTGCCGGAAGAGATTGCAATTCAACTTGTGGGCCATGCAAACGCCAAAATGATTCACGAAGTTTATCTAGCCCTTAAGCCCCAAATGATTGAGGAAGCACGGAAAAAGCTTGAAGTTATTTTGTCAAATGTTAATTAAGGGATGCCCCTACTTAATGTTGCAAAAAAAATTTATGCGCTGCGGTGGTTCAACCACTTCGGCGCATTTTTTTTGCACCAAATCCGCACCAAAATCCCGATAACACGGATTGCAAAACAATGTATAAAATTTTTGCACCATGAATGCACCATGAATAATATACATTTTTGAACGTTTTTGAACAGATTTGAACAAAGAAAAAACCGCTAAGCATCGTCACTTAGCGGTTTTTTGTCGGTGCAACAACCGTATTCATTTTGGTCCGAGTGGCGAGAGTCGAACTCACGGCCTCTTGAACCCCATTCAAGCGCGCTACCAAAACTGCGCTACACCCGGTCGAACGTGGGCTGCTGTCATCAACAGGTATTATTATAACAGGCTTCTAAAGAAAGTCAAGCTTTTTTCTAAAAAATTTTGATTTTTTTCGTATTTTTTCTTTTTCAATTTTCTTTTCATCGTTCTGCCATACTTTTTGCCTGTTGGCAGCAGCTCACCTGTTTATAGTGGCTGCGTTTTCATGCGATTAGTGCCTGCATCAGGCCTTTGTGTTCTCCTGCTGCAGCTGGCCCTGCGTTTTTTCGGGCAGCAGGTTCGTCATACTCTTCAGGCTGATGCCGATGGTGGAAAGATTATGCAGCATAGCCGAGGTTGCCGGCTGCAAAATGCCCAGTGCGCCCAGAATGATCAGGGCAGAGTTAAAGCTCAGCACAAAGCGATAGTTGCTCGCCACACGGCGCTGCATGGCGTTGGCAATGCTCTTGAGCTGCACCAACTCTTCCAAGCTGTCGGCTTTGATGGTAATATCGGCAATTTCGCGTGCAATGGCTGCGCCAGAGTTGATGGCGATGCCAACATCGGCAGCAGACAAAGCCGGTGAATCGTTGATGCCGTCGCCGATCATGACAACGGTATGGCCTTCTGCCTTTGCTTTTTGAACATACTCTGCCTTATCTTCCGGCAGAACCTCCGAGAAATACTGGTCAATGCCCACCTGGCGGGCAATCGCAGCTGCGGTGCGGTCGCTGTCACCGGTCATCATCACAGTGTTGGTGACACCGATGGCGCGCAGCTGGCGCAGCACATGGCGTGCTTCAGGGCGCAGCGGGTCCGCAATGCAGATAACACCCACCAGCTGGCCGCAGGCAGCCAGATACAGGTGCGAATATTCCGGTTCCAGATCGTCAAACTTCTGCTGTTCCGCAGCGGGAATGACGCACTTTTCATCCTCGAACACAAAGTGATGGCTGCCGATCACAACGCGCTCCCCGCGCACGCGGCTTGCAATGCCGTGGGCCACAATGTACTCTACCTCGGTATGCATCTCCTCGTGGGTAATGCCGCGCTCCTTGGCAGCACGCACCACGGCGTTTGCCATGGAATGCGGGAAGTGCTCTTCCAGGCAGGCGGCCAGCTTGAGAACTTCCTCCTCATCACACCCGGAGAACGGCACAACCTTGACCACTTTAGGACTTGCATGGGTCAGGGTACCGGTCTTATCAAACACAATAGTATCCGCCTTGGACAGGGCTTCCAGATACTTGCCTCCCTTGACGGTGATGTGGTAGGAACCGCATTCACGCATAGCAGACAGCACGGCCAGCGGCATGGAAAGTTTAAGTGCGCAAGAGAAATCGACCATCAGAATCGAGATTGCGCGGGTTACGTTGCGGGTGAGCGCATAGGTCACGACCGTACCAGCCAGACACCACGGCACCAGGCGATCCGCCAGCTCCAGGGCGTGGTTTTCCGTGCCGGACTTGAGCTTTTCGGACTCTTCGATCATAGATACGATCTTATCGTAACGGCTGGCACCATCCACGGCGTTTGCAGCAAAAACGCATTCACCTTCCTCAACAACAGTACCTGCATAAACTGTCGCACCCGCAATCTTGCGTACCGGCATCGACTCACCGGTCAGGGCCGCCTGGTTGACCATGGCTTCGCCCTCGATCACGGTGCCATCCAGCGGCACCATGTTGCCAGAACGCACAATGATCTCGTCCCCCGCCTTGACCTTGGTGATGGGCATCAGAACTTCGGTCCCCTGACTTCGCACCCAAACACGGTCAACGTTCAGGGACATGCTGCGAGCCAGATCATCCAGGCTCTTTTTGCGTGTCCATTCTTCCAGCAAAGCGCCCACATTGAGCAGGAACATAACGGAACCGGCGGTATTAAAGTCACTGCGCAGCAACGATACACCGATAGAAAGTGCATCCAGCACTTCCACTTCCAGCTTGCGATGCCACAGGCAGACCAGACCACGGCGGATAAATTCAATTGCTTTGAACACCGTGATAATGGCCTGCACCGGAGCAGGCAGAAACAGCTTGCGGAACGCACGGAACACCACCAAGTCGACAAAACGTTCCTGGTATTCCTGGTTGATCTTACGGCTGTCAGCCGAAGTAACCAGTGAATCCAGTTCCGGGTTATCAAATTTATAATGGCTCAGCACCGTTACTGCACCCGCACGGCTGCCCTTATATTGGATCAGAACATCGCCGGTGCGTTCATACACTTTGGCATGTTCAATGACTTCCGAATGGTTCAGGTATGCTTCCAAAACATCTGCACGGTGCAGGGTCATACGCACGGCATTTACATGCACACGCATACGGCCGCGGCTTTCATGCAAAATTGTACATTTCATAGTTGTATTTCCTTATTCAGCTTTCCCAACTGCCAATTCTGGCACAGCAATAAAGGCATCATCCGTTCAGCCGCTGTGCCCCACCACATAAAAAGGGCCGCCTGCAGGCGGCCCAAAAGAAGCAATTATTCTGCGGCGCTTTCAGCAGCGTCATCAGCGATAACTTCCTGTTCAGCTGCGGCTGCGCGGGCTTCGTTGATGGCCTTTGCATCTGCCAGAATGTCGCCAGCCTCTTCCTGAACGCGGCTGACCGTCTCCATAGTGCAGTCCTTCATGCGCAGAACGGCTGCGGTGGTCTGGGTATAGACCTTCTTAGCGTCCTTGCTGGCCAGGATTTTGAAACCAGCGGAGCCAAACAGCATACCACCAACAAAAATTGCTACCTTCTTTACGTTCACCAT